AAGGAGGGCGGCACTCATGCTCACTGACAGCCTAAAGCGATGGCTTCTCCCATCCCCAGAGCCATCACCCCATCCCGAGTTCCATGTCGGGGCCTCCCTAGAGGACATGGAGTTCATAGCTAACCTCGGGTCCGTAGGGGTTCGAGGCCGCCTATGTCGCCATGGACATAGGGTCGAAGGCCGCAATGCCTATCGGCGAAGCAATGGCAAACTTGAGTGCCGCCTATGTCGGGCCGCGGCATCCAAGCGCTACCGCCTCAATCAGAAGGCTCGATTGAACTGACGCGGATGGGCACCTCAGGGTGCCCATTTGCGTTTCTGTGCAGCTAAGCCGCGCAAGCGGCATGGAGTTACGAGGATAGTTCTCGCGAGAGGCGGCACCTGCCTTCTGCGTGCACGTGGTAGAGTGGTGCGGAGGTCCGTCACAGCGACGGTGGAAGCGGGAGCCGGTGCAGACTTACCCCGCGCCCTCACAAATAGGTGGAACTATGGCACAAGATAAGGAAGAGAATGTCCTGATCATAGGCGCTCCCGAAGGGCCCCCTAAAGATCACCCTTGGGACCTTATAATTGAGCAGGTCGCAAAGCACGCCAGCCTTGGGCGATTATGCTACCAGAAGTTCACTTGCTCAAACTGTGGCCAGCGGTTGACTATGGAGACTCCTAACCACTTTCATGCGCTGGGCTCATGCTATAAGTGTGGGCATATAACTAATATTAAGGAAACAGGCTGTAACTTCCTACTGGAGATGCACAACATGACTGGCTTGGAGGTTGCTGCTGTGTTGAGGGGGTCGTGGCCTCAGCGTACTTCCTGACAAAGGAATCTAACTAAAATATGTCAACATACCTAAGCAGAGTGGGAGATACGCCTGTATCTGTCCATTATCACCTCAACCACAAAGGCAAGGTGGTAGTGGATCAGATAGTGGGCAAGAACTACGGCAATGTCCTGCGGATGCAAACCTCCCAAGGTTCCTCACTTGGGGAACTGAAGGAGAAGTTTGCAATCATGATCGAACTAAAGGTGGAGAAAGAAGATGCACTCAAAGTTCGTCAGCCTGTACCATCTGTTTAAGCTCTACGATGCAATTAAGCAGATCAAGTTTAGCTCTGCTCACATCATAGGAGATATAGTTGAGGATGACTTCCATCCAACAAATGAGCCTCGTTTTGTAGCCCTTGCATCGGCCCTTGGAAGGGTGGATATAATCTACTTGGAGGGCCTCATCGAAGAGACCATACAAACCTGCCTAGGGATGCCTCCTTCCCAATCTGAGGCGGCCCTGGTCATTTACTTCAATGCATGGGCCAAGACTGAGGGCTTCAAAGATCAGAGCGCTGAGGATATTTTGGCGCGCTCTGATCTAACAGTGGAACAGCGCACCTGGATTGAATCCTACATCAGTCAGTGGCGCAAAGCGAACAGCCCGGCCTTTTCCACCTAGGGTTGGGCTCCCTGGCCGGTTCCAACCCCGCAGGTTGCCGGTCAGGTTCTGGGGCAGGCAGGCCGTGGCCCTCTGTGGTCTGCCTGCCCTTTTAACGGGCAGAGGGTAGTCAAGGGGAGTATCCCAAACTATGGCTAAGTATAAGATGAATGTAGCTTTGTCACTCGAGTACGACATGGACACAGATGAACATGCGGACGAACTGCATGACGCTGAGATCGATGTTGAGGATAAGGATCAGGTAGCTGACTGGGTCAGAGGCTGCCTCGAGGATGATGTTACTGAGTTTGGCACACCTAGCATTGATGATGTCAGACTTGAGCCAGTGAACGAGGCACCTAAGCCTGAAGAGGGCAAAAAGGAATGAAGTTAGTCCTCCAAGTGAAGGATGCTAAGGGTTGGCGCACAGTCAACCAACGCACTTGCGAGGGCGAACTCAACGCCATTCTAGCTATGGCGGAGTTAGCAAAACTCCGAAATGGCTGGGAGGTGGGGGATGTTCTAAGGGACCTTCCCTTCCGCATTGTTAAGCAGAACTAGCATAGGATGCGTGGTTATGCATCGCAGAGCATAGGCGCCACGGTGGTATGGGGCCTTGCGCTAACATGCATAGCCATGCATTATACGCATATGAAACCCACTCCACGCGACTGTCCCGTCTGCAGCCGGACCTTCCAACCAAGGAAGAAATGGCAACGCTATTGCGGCCTAATTTGCCGCAATGAGTACCACCGTAACCGCCTCGCAAAGGCACGTGAGTTGCTCGACCAAATGGAGAAGAGCGATGCTACAGGAAAATCCCCAGTACAAACTGAGGCGTGAGTTTGCCGATTGGCTTAGGCGCAACCCTGCGGACTTGAAGCAGTGCACGGGCCGAGGCTGGCTTAAACCTGGCTATGTCATGTCTCCTAATAACTTGGAGATCAAGAGAATGGCCTGCGTCTGGGAGGCCTTCATTGTCTTTAAGGATGTGCCTATAGAGAGGACATGTCACAGTAGCACATTGATCTATGATCTTCCTATAATTGAATTAGATATGGACCGTGAGCAAGTGATGTTGTTTGCAGAACTAAACGACAATGGTAAGTCTTTCAACGAATTAGCTGACTTGATAGACCCTAATGCCCCCTAAGGCATCAAAACTGCATATTGATAGGGCCCTTGAGGCCCTTTCAAAGGAGCTACAGCAGGGAGGCCACAGCCCTGCTGTAGTGACGGCTGTGTTAGACAAAGTCATCCAACTCATAAGGGAGATCAACAGATGACTATGACCATCATCAAGACAGGCTGTGTCCTTAGGATCCTTGGTCAGGATTGGGACCTTCCTAGCGACACAGCCGGCAATGAGCCAGCCCGATCCCTATATGGTGACCTCCACACAGTAGGCAACAACTGCATCATGTACTATCCACTAGGTCAGATGGATCGCAACACTGTGCATGGTGTAGTTGATCTGCGGGAGGATCCTCGACGCATGGTGAGGAATACCCAGCCCTTTGGCTTTATGTCTATAAAGGCTGAGTATATCACTATGGTGGAAGACAGTCTCCATGAGATCGATAGGGAAACCTTTATACTAGCTGGTGGTAAGCTAGTGGCAACTCGTGAGGAACTTGAGGAGATGTTCAATGACAAGCAGTAACAAGAAATGGACGAGGCTACAGGACTATGAGCCCAAGGATGAAGGCTTAGTCTTGATCCAGGCTATCATTGCGGAAGATAAGCAATTCGCTGTTGCAGTCAAGGAAATGGGTGAGTTGCTGCAACAGCATGCTAACAGCACAGAAACAGCCTTGGATATACTTGCTTATTTGATAACTGCAATTGGAGCGGATAACATAAAGAAGAGGGACGACTACTATCGTAAGTCATTCGCTACGGCTATATCAAATGCTATCTACGATGGTATAGCTAGGATATGGAAAGCTGAGAGTGGAGGTTAGATGGTGTTGCCAAAATGCAACGTCTCATGCTTGGAGAGAAAAATGTTGTTGACCTCTATCCCCTTTTATGACATATTGTAGAGGTCAGGGGGGATATTCCAACCGTGAAGAGGTTAGTATGCAAGAGCTTGAGATTACCGCTGAACGTCCTACTACTGGAGCTGCAGTCACCGTTAAGGTGCCTATCGGGGACAACCTCGATGAGCTGAAGACTCAGTTTGGCGATGATGCAGTCTACACGCGGGCTCGCCAGTCTCTCATTATTGCCATCCAAGCTTTCCTACGTCTCCAGCTTGATGCCAACAAGCCTCAGGAGGAAATCCAGCAGTTGGCGCTCGAGTGGAAGCCTGGCCAGCGTCGGCCTGCCAAGACTCCTGAGGATGCGGCTCGGGATGCACTGGGCAAGATGTCTGCGGAACAGCGTGCTGCCTTCATTAAGGAGCTGAAGGCTCGCGCAGCGTAATCGGCCTTACCGCTCATAAGGTCGATAAGCCAGGGAGACCACCCCCCTATCCCCCCGGTCTCCCTGGCACCCCTTAAAGGAGATGGCTATGTCCGATGAAGAGCATGTTGAGATGGTCAACAAGCCAGCTATGAAGGATTTAGTGGTAGGGGTGACGGCGGTCGTTACTCCTACTATTATGCAGTGTGGGCAAGGGGGCTTCATAGTCGTGATGCCTAATGTGGGCATCAGGGCTGTCAGCTCGTTTGAGGAGGCTCTCGAGGTAGTGTCTGAATACTCGAGAGAAACATTTCGGGGTCCCGAAGTGGACAGCCCAAGGGTCCTCCGAAAGGTCTGGGAACAGGCCAAGACTAGAGCCAAAGAGCGAGCTGAAGCTGTCACATCTACCGACGTGGCTAAGGGAATGGTGGCGATAGGCTTCATGGGAGTTGTGACAGTCGCTCTCATTGCAGCAGGAGTTATAGGGCAATGACCTTAGGGCTACCAGGGGAAGACATTATTCCCGAATATAGAATTGCTATTCTTGACTTTGGCCGTAAGGCTGGAGTGATGAATAGGGATGGAGAGATCATCTGCTGGTGGCCTGTAGTCAATCCTAACCATCAAGTTCCCCTCGTGAAGGGGAAGGTAAGGAAGGAAACTAAGAAAGGAGGTGGGCGTATGAAGTAATCGTTCCTCGAAGCAACCGTAGGGGAGTGGGCTGTCACTCTGAGCAAGAGCACTAGGTATGATCAGACAGTTCACTCCCCACCCATAGGAGGCATGAATGCAGATAGATAAGCTTAGGCTCTATGACAACACTGAGACCTCAACTGCCAGGAGGTGCCTTAGGCTCTATTACTATCGCCATATTAGGAAATGGAAGACCACTGGTATTGAATTGCCCCTCATATTCGGAGGGTCGTGGCACGCTGCTATGGATGTGATTTGGGCAGCCTTGGTCAAACCTGAGTCACTACGCCCTACCAAGCAGCGGATCGTAACTGATGCCATTGCAGCATTCACTGATAAGTGGATGGACTATGGAATGCCGCCACCTGATGAGATTGATCAGGAGATGTACGCTGAGATGGCTCCACGGACGCCAGGTCAGGCTATGGAGATGATAGTTGCTTATGTTGACTATCGCCTTAAGATAGGGGAGCAATTTGAGTTAGTATCTGTTGAGCAGGCCTTTGCAGTACCACTGACGCCTGATGATCCGACCCTATTTTATGTTGGCAAGATTGATAAGATAGTTAAGAGGCGAGGGAAAATCCTTGGGATTGAGCACAAGACCACTACGGCCTATAGGAAGAATGGCCCCTTTAGAGGCGAGTTCACCGACAGTTTTAGCCCCAATAGCCAGGTTGATGGCTACCTATATGCCCTGCATATGATGCATCCTGGCGAGGTTGGAGGAGTGTGGGTTGATGCAGCCCTAGTCCATAAGCAGGAAGAGGGCTTCATGTTTATCCCTATTGAAAGGAGGCTGGAACATCTAGATAATTGGCTGTGGGAGGTTCTATGGTGGGTCAACATCATAGAGCAGGAAAAGAAGCATCTGGAAGGGACCAAACCAGATGACAAGTATATGCAAGCTTTCCCAAAGAACACTAATTCATGTTGGGACTTCCATAGGATGTGTCCTTACATGGGCCTGTGTAAGGCGTGGCCTAATCCTATGGGCCGTGATATACCTCAGGGCTTTAAGGAGGAAGAATGGAGCCCCCTAACACATATCCCAAACCTGGCGAAGGTTCTCAGCAGCTAAGCACTAAGAGGCTGTGTGCTGCATGTGGACGATACACTGAGAACCCCTGTACTCCAGTCTATCCAAAGGTGAGGATTTAGTAATGGCAGATCAAAATAAGGAACCGCCAGTCGAGGGTGATCCATTCCGCCGTAACTATGGCACATTGACTGATGAGCAGAAGGAGGATATGGATGGGACTAAGATGGTTTATGAAATAGTGTGGGAGCGATTGAGGCTTATGCGAGATAAGTATGGCAATAGCCGCGATCTGTCTGTCACCAAAACTCATCTGCAGGAAAGCTGTCATTGGGCAGTTAGGGCTATCACAAAGATGGAGGGCCAAGAATGATGCCTAAGCGGGTCCGCACTGAGCGTGACAAGGAGCTCGCTAAACTTAGGCGGCCCCGCTACAAGGCTACAGAGCGAGCCTATGAGAAGCGCTACAAACAAAGACGCAAATACCTCAGATACTTAAGGGAAGAAGCTAATGCCCAACGCCAAAGACGCGGAAGTGAGTGCCAGGAGACGCATACTGGTTGTCGGCAAGACAGGGTCTGGAAAGACAACGCAGATATGGACCTTGCCAGGCCGTAAGTACGGTTATATCTTCGATCCCAACTGTATGAGCACTCTCAAGGGATGCGACATTGACTACGATGAGTTCTATCCTGATTTCCTGGAGATGGATGCAACTCTGAAGGGCTTCAACAAGAAGTCGATTAGCGATATGCCTTCTAGAGGGAAGAAGAAAGAGCCAACTATCTACATGAGATGGGTGGAGGATGTCAATGAGAAGGTGGATAAGGGCTTCTTTAACAACTATGACTGGCTCTGTATGGATAGTCTTACCTTCCTCAGTAAGGCAGTTATGGATCGACAGCTGTTCATTAATAATAGGTATGGCGATATTGAGGACCTCGCCGATTTTAGGGTGGTGGGTAGTAAATTGGCTGATGTGTTTAATAGTTTGGCGGCTCTCCCTATCAATATGTACTGCACCGGACACCTGCAGGCCTTCCAAGATGAGAAGACCAAGAGAGTAGAGACCCAGATTTATCTGCCAGGCAAAGCAAGGAGCATCCTCCCCTTGCTGTTTACCGAAGTCTGGCTGGCCCATGTGGAGGATGGTGAGAAAGGACAGGTAGCCTACAAGGTAAGGACAAGACCGGAGCCCAGAGGGTTCCAAGACATTAGGAGTAGCATCCAAGGCTTGGACCAAGTTGAGGATGTGACTATCAAAAACTTTGGTGGACAAATACAGGGAGGCATAGGCGCCTTACTGGCAAGGAAACCAAAGGTAGTTCAACAACTAGCAACTGCGAGGTAGCAGATGCCTTACATTTCAGTAGCGTTGGACGATGCCAAGGAAGGCGAACCAGTACCTGAGGGAGAGTATGAGCTGCGGATCGTTAAGGCTGAGGATGGGGAGTCCAAGAAGGGCAACCCAATGACTACAGTCATGATCCGCATTGAGAATGCTGGCATCCCTAATGCAGCGCCGGTTAGGCATTGGATCACCTATCCAACCGCCCAGACGCCGGCCGATCAAGTCAATATGAGGCTGCTGGATATCAAGCGCTTCCTCGTATGCTTTGGCATCCCCTTCGATGGGCATGGCTTCGATAGTGCTGATCTCGAGGGTGCTACTGGTCGGTGTATGCTGACTCAGGAGCAGAATGAGGAGAATGGAGAGATCTACAACCGCCTTAGGCTGCCGCGGTTGAAGGAGTAAC